GCGAACCACCATGCCCGCCTCGATGCCTGCGCGCCAGCGGATGGTGACGCGGTGATCGCTCTCCTTTGCTGTCTGCTGGGCCTCGAAGTAGAGGCGCCCCCGCAGAGCCTCCACCTCCGCCCACACCGTGCAGACCGGCTCCCACTGCCTACCCGTGGGGTTGCCATACTGGTCGGTTCCCTCTACGTAGCGGCCAATCTCTACCCGATGCCGCAGGGCGCCGATCCTCATATCGCCGTCGTCCCTTCGGTAGTCTCGGCCGGGTCAGGGTAGGCGTTCTGCAACTGCGACACCAGGGCGCGTATGGCGGGGCGCATCTCCTCGCGGACCTCACCGACGGCCTCGCGCCGTTCATACCAGTCCGCTACCAATGTCATGGCAAGGAGCCGGGCCAGCGGGTTCGTGGTGATATCCACGTAGGACGGGACGGCGTTCNNCACNTACTCCTCNGCNGCGGCAATAAGCGACTGGAGCAGGGCNTCCTCGGTNTNGTCNCCCTGCTCCAGCCTCAGCCAGTCCTTCACTTCCTGCAGGGTGAGCACTACGCATCACCCTTCCGGCGCCGNTTCTTCTTGGGCGCCTCCTCAGCCGCAGGTTCGTNAGACNGCTCGGGGGCCGCCAAGATCTCCACGATCTCAGCGACCCCCGCCGCCACAATCACCTGCGCCCGTTCCTCGGAGACCTCGAAGATCTCACCCGTCGGGCGGTAGCGGTTTGCCTGAAGATCCCGGAACCCGCGCTTCACCCGCAGCCTCACAATCGCCATGGCTATCACGCGGCCGGCGTCACGTCCAGCTCGCCCTTGACCATGGCGGCGGCGTCCCACTGCCGCAGGTCGTCGCGGGTGATCACGCGGAGTTCGGTGGTGTCACGCCGCCAAGCCTCGCCACCCTCGCGGGTGGAGGCCAGCTCGTAGGCGCCCCGCGTGAACCAGACTGCGAACTGTCGGCCGTTGCCGATGTAGATGGGGGCGAAGGTCTTGCCAGCGCCCGTGTCCTCACGGGACGGCAGGTAACGGTTGCTGACCACCACGACCGGCCGGCCGAACAGCAGCTTCCGCCCGGACTGGGTGATGTCGTCCTGCAGGAGATACCGCCCCTGGTTATCCTTCTGCGTGTCCAGCCAGTGGAACCCGTCCTGGTTCGTGATCACAACCGCAGTACGGCTGATGGCCGGGTCCAGATCGACATTCAGCACCCGCTTGATGTCATCGAGGCTCGCCAGCGCCTGGGCAGCCAGGGTGTCCAGGAGCTGCACGATCAGCGTGTTCCGGGTCACAACCACCTTGCGCGCAATCCAATCGGTGACGTACTGCAAGATGTTCTGGTCGCTATCCTGCAGCAGTTCGTTGGTGATGGGCAGGTAGCCGGCCCGCTTCTTGAGCTGGTACGCGATACTCACGAACTTCGGGTTGTCCAGCTCGGGCAGCGGCTGGTACTCGTCCACAACCTGTAGCGGCGTCATGTCCTCGTCCTTCTCCAGGACGCGGCTACCGCTGAGGGTGCCTACACGCTCGACCCGGATGTACTGCGACAAGTCGTTGAATTCCCGGGTGAGCTCATTGATCCGCGTGCTAATGTCCTGCGGTACCACCAGCGAGGCATCCCCGTCGGGATCGCTGGCGACGCCGCCCTCGTGCATAGCCGCCAGGACCTCACGACGGTAGGCGTTGATCACGTCCACCTCGTCAGCCGACAAGGGGCGGCGACGGATGGCCTTCACGAAGACACGGGTGTATTCCTTGGCAAGCGCCTCGCGGTCCCGCTTTTCACCAGCGGGGATGGCGGCCTCAGCCTCGCGGCGCGCCTCGGCCTCCAGCTCTTCCAGCATCGCCTTCTGCTTCCGCAGGGCGCGCACTTCCTCCATGGCCTTCTCGGCCGCCTCAACGTTGCCCTCGGCGATAGCAAACCGAGCCCGCTGCTCGGCATCGGCCAGCTTCATTTCGATATCCCGCATTTCCCGGTTCATCTTGCTATCAACCTCCATGCGCCGATCTTTTTGCCCGCCAACCAACTCCAACTCGAGATCGAGAATCCTCAGTCGCCCCCTCGCGTTGGCATCATCCTCCTCCCAGGGTGGAGTGCGGTTGAATTGCCGATAATGCCTGGCAAGATGCTCCCGCACCTTCGGCAGATCCTCGGCGGGAATGTCCGCCTGATTCAAACGGGCCGCTGCATTCGCAACGGCCCGCCAGACTACCGCGCCATCAGATGGGCGATGGTGCGGGAATTTCAAATCCTCAAACCTCTCGGGAGGCATGGTGCGTGCCCATGCATAGTGCTGGGCAATGCTCCGCTTTTCGGCGTCGGAAAGCTCATCCCAGGACTTGTCCGTGAAATCGCTCAGCGCCGGCTCCTCCCATGGCGTGTCCTCCGGCGCCAGCTTCTCGCTGACATCTCCTGGCGATACGCCGGCCTGTGGCGCCCCAGCCTCCACAATGGCATCCTGAACCGGCGTATCTTGAGCTTCAGGCATCGCAATAACCTTCGGCGGGTTCTGGTACTGCGTCAGGTCCACCTCGACACCGTTGACGACGAGCGTGCTGCCGCGCACCGACGCCGCGACCTTCTTCGCACGCTCCACCTCGTCCGCGAACCCCAACTCAACGGCCTCATCGGCCGTCATCCAGGTTTCGTCGTCAAGCATGCGGGCCAGCCTATCCCGCGATAGCCCCGTCTTGGCCTGGTAGACCTCAATCATCGACTCCCGGACCTGATCGAGCATTTCCGCCGCCTTGCGGAGTTCCTCGGCATCACCCGCCGCGACGATCCACGGATTATGAATCATCATCATCGAGTTGGCCGCCATGATCACGCGGTCTCCGGCCATGGCAACCAGCGACGCGGCGGAAGCCGCAAGGCCATCAACATAGATGGTCACTCGCGCCTTGTGGCGCTGAAGCATGTTGTAGATAGCCTGGGCCGCAAAAGCGTCGCCGCCCGGGCTGTTGATGTACACGCGAAGCTCCTGGATGTCACCAAGCGCCTGAAGGTCCTCGTGAAACTGCTTAGGCGTGACCTCATCGCCAAACCAGGTCGCATCGCCGCTAATAGGGCCATAAAGCAGAAGCTCCCCGACTTCCGGGGAGCCCGCCGCGGCCCTGAATTGCCAGAACTTACGACGCTTGCCCATCCGCCGCACCTCCGCCAGCTACACTACTGAGCGGCACCATCGCGCTGTTGGCGAAGAGCTGATCACCGCCCGGTTCCGCCGGTAGCTCTTCCCATGCCCGAACCTCGTTTGGCTTCAAGAAACCACCCTGCACGCCGATGCGGTAAGCGTTGTAGCGCGTGAGGATGTCGCTGCGAACGATGCTGTCCACGTTGAACTTGACGTAATAGCCNTGCTCGATCTCNGTNGGTGTAAACAGCTTGTACGTCAGTTCCTGTTCGTATTGCGTCAGGATGGCCTGCAACGTGTCGGCGTAGAACTGCTTCTGTTGCTGCTCGATGTTCGTGTGCGTGGCNCGCGACAGGTCGTTAAGCTGGTGCATCTTAACCCCGAATGCATTTGCGATCTGGCGCACGGTCAAATTCTCCATGATCTCGCGGAACTGCGCGTCCGCCATGCTGATCTGCAGGGGCTGGAACTGGTAACCGATGGGCAGAAGCGCGATTCGGTGGAAGTTCTTCAGCCCCGNCGACATCTGCTCNAACCGGCGCCGGAACCGATCCTCAGCCTCGGGGGAAAGGTCGCCCGTGTAATGCACAATGCCCTTGGCCTGAAGCCCCTGCTTGAAGAAGTCATTGATGTACTTCGTGCCNGCGGCCCCNGCCTCGACNAGCCAGCGCAGGTANGTCANNGGGCTNACGCCAACAATGCCGTCCAGCGACAGCGCCTTGACGTGGACGATCTCGTCCGGGGCAAGCCGGACCTCCCGACCGCCAGCGCGCACGATGTACCAAACCGTACGTTCTCTGCCAAACAGCCCTTTATCGTCAATCCAGATCTCCACGCTGCGGGCATCTACTGGCCAAAGATATCGGATGCGACCCGCNTGCAGCCCGCTTTTCACAACCTCTGGGACGATGTAGCCGTTGCCGAACAAGTTGCGCTGAGCCTCAACCATTCGGAACATGTCGGAGGCCGTCATGTAGGGGTTCGGCCGAGACTTCAGCAGCGGGTANAGCGGNTGNTCCGGCATCTTCTCGATGCCACGATCGCCCTCTCGGTACACCTTCAGCGGCAGCTTCGCCACGGCCTCGCTGAGGATCTTGATGCAAGCGTAAACCGTGGCCTCCTTCAGTGCCGCTTCTCCTTGGACGCTGATCTCGCCCGGATCGACGCCCAGCAACTCCAGCAGGGTGGGATCATTCAACGATGCCTCCTGCACCGTCGTCGCCATGT